TGTAGTTACCATTGCTTAAAACCTTTGAAGGTACTTCTTCAGTTCCTTCAGATTTCAATTCGTAGTACGTTGTGCAAGTTGTTGCAGATGTTTCAAAGTTGAGAATGAGTACACTCATCTCTGTTGCTGTCCCTGCGTTTAGAGGGAAAACGATTGGTTGAATTTTAGCCATTGTTTATATTGTTTGTTTGTTAAAATAAATCGTTCCAAGTGCTACCGTTATAACAGCACAATTTGTTTGTTGTTGTATCGTACACCACCAACCCTGCCGCAGGTGAAGCAATAGCGTTCTTTTGCGTTGTGGTCATTCTCGGTGGAAGGAAGCCTTTATCAGTTGAAACAACATCTAAAATTGCAGATGCATTTGGTGTTGTTGAATTTATACCAACTCTCAAATTTGTTTGATTACCAACAAGAGTAATCATTTCAACATATGATGAAAGATTGTATGCAGTAAAACGATGTCCTCCAAAACCTTGATATTGCAAACCAGAATTTGCATCACTGAATGTAATTGTTCTTGAAGTATTTGCAAATCCAATTGTTGATGCAGTAATATTTCCACTCACCCTCGCCGTTCCATTCACATCAAGTTTGAAACCTGCGTCTGTTGTTGTGCCGATTAATAGGTTACTTAAACTTGTTCCTGCTGCATCTACAACACAAAGAGCAGCACCGCTTCTTTTTAAAGCAGGAAAAGCAGTTGTGCTTCCACCAAATTGAAGCCTATCAAAAGTGCTATTTGTGCTATCGGTTAAACGAATATTTCCCGAACTTGTTGATTCAATCCAAGCGCGACCCGCCCAATATAAAATACCTGTCGCTCCTAATCTAACATCAGTGCTTACTTGAATTTGCCCTGTAATTCCAAAAACATTTGTTGAATTATTCCAAATAAAATTTGTTCCAAATCTAACACCTCCATTGACATCGAGCTTGTACCCTGCGTCTGTTGTTGTGCCGATGCCGATATTACCATTTGCAAATATTCTTTGATGTGCAGTTGTTGAGGCTCCTGCGGTTAGGAGAATTTGACCTACTGTGACATCACACAAAATTGATATATTTCCAGATGTTGCTTTATAAAATCCCAAATCATTCGCTGAAATTGTTTTATAATTGGCAAAAGTTGAACCCGCAATAAACATTCTTCCTGATGAACCTAAATTGTTTTCAAGTCTAAATTCAGCGGTAGCTGCCGAATTTGTAGCTAAAACTCTTATAGCGTTATTTCCCGTACCGTTAGACGATGTGTATAAAACATCTAATCCATAAGCAGGAGTAGCCGTACCAATACCCAACCTACTATTTGTATTATCCCAAAATAAATTAGCTGATTCGCCTAATACATTTCCTGTTGTTTCAAACAACACTCGTCCAACAGTTCCGCTTGTTATTGGTGTAGTGCCTACCGTTAAGCCTGTCGCAATAGTGAATGTTCTATCTGCTGAAAGGTCTTGCGTTGTGCCGTTGATTGTTAGGCTGCGAGTAGCTGGTACTTTTGAATTGAACGTAGTCCAATCCGCACTACTTAATGCACCTCTATTAACTGCTGATGCAGTAGGTACATTCAGAGTTATTACGGGAGTAGTTGTGCCTGTTGCAACAGTGCTACTTAAATCAGTTCCTGTTGTGCCTAATGTTAAGGCTGCTACGCTTGTAACTGTTCCACTTGTTAGCGTTGGTAAGTTATCTAAATCTCCATAGTCATTGCTAAAAGCCGTAGCTCCTAAATCAGCTGAGTTAGCTTTTAAAGCTACATCAGTCTGCAGAGCTATAATATCATCTACTATGCCTATGATTACAGCGCAATCAGGTAAGGTCTCGCACGTGAGCCCTATGTTATCTACTATAGCATACCATCCCTTAATGCCTGCTGCATCAGTTCCGTAGTAGTAACTGTTACCCGGTGCTTCCTCATCATTAAGCAAGCTTACAAATACCCCATTCTGATCTAAGCTCTCAATAAACTGAAGTGCTCCCCATCCATCACTGCCGCTATCAGTTGGAGTGTTATAGTTCCAGCTTGCAGGGATGCTACATGCTGACCAATCGTAATCTAAGTTAAGTTCAATAGTACCGGTAACTCCCGTAAGAGTGTGAGTGTACTGCTCAACGAATGGCTCAGAACTGACAGGGCGAGTAAGCACTACCTGATCCCCGAACATATTGCCCAAGTAAATCTCGTTAATTAAGTCTTGAAAGATTAATGAGCAGTCAGTAATAGACTCAGCCTGATAGCCAGTCTTATCTTCTTTGTCGCGTGGAAGGTCTGAGATAAATATCTCAAAGCTGAAGCTTCTTGTACCTGGCGAATAGTTAATGGCTCGAGGCTTAACGTGCAGCCATGGCCACTCTGCCTCTTTCTCTAAATCGGCTTGGCTAATCTCACCATGTGTAAACCTACGCAGCTGAAAGTGCCCTGCTGCAAATTGTCTAAACCTGTCAACGATTACATTGTATGTGTAGTTAATTGTGCTCATATCTTATAGTGGAAATTAAGTAAGCTTTTGTTGTAAGCTATTCGCGTAATCCATCGCGTAGGTTAAATGGGTAAAGATTGTTGAGGCTCTTGTGTTGGTGATAGCATCAAATTTAGTTATATCTCTTTCAGCCATCTCTTCGATAACGTGCCACCATTGGTAGACTGATGCTAATGTTTCACCTCTTCTGCTAACTGACTGATCTCCCTCTTCAGCTTCTCCAGCTCCTGCTCTAAATATTCGGGTGTATTGTTCACTAAATCGTTTTTGAGTGTCGAAAAAAAAAGCAGCGCAGCATTCACATTGGCTAAGTTCATCTTTCTCATCTGAGGCACATACTTAAGATGCACATCACTGTTATACTCCTCTATCTTATACTGCAGATTAATCTCAGCTGTTACCGGTCTGTACAGAATACACATTAAATCAGGGAGCTGTTGAGGAAAGTTCTTACTGAATTCGGTAAGGTCAAGCCACTCTCCAAAGGTCATAGCTTTTAAGTTAGGATGAAAGCCGAACTTAACCCCATCTATCTCGATAAACTTCTGAAATATCTTCTCATCATTCTTTAATCCGTTAGCGTAAGCACTTACTATCTTATCAATAGTAGGCATGTCTATCTTCCTGATGTCATCACGCTTTAATCCTGTGATAGCTTGAATCTGAGAAACGCTATCTGTGCCTGCTGCTATAAAGTCTACGTATGTGCCCAGCGTTTGGTCGCTGTACTTAGTGCTTATTATTTTATCACTCATAATTGAATCTTAATCTACCTGCTTTTTTTAACTCCTCATACATTTCTATTTCTAAATCTGCTCTTTTATCTGCAGTTAACTCTTCAGGATTATTAAACATTATTGGAATCTCTTTATGAAAATGAGCCATGATAGCTATAAACATTTCTTCGTCTCGTTTAGTTATTTCACTCATAGCTTAAATATTTGTACCGTCTATTGTAATGTTAATGCTCTTTATCTCAGTGCTCAGCTCTTGCCTTTCGATATACCCTCTCTGCTTACCTTGAGTCTTAAGGTAGAAGATAACAGCGCTTGTGTTAGGTGCATCCTTAATTGTTACTACCTCACCATCATGTGTTAAGGCTTGGCGCTCTGCTCCTTCCATCAGCTTGCGTAACTGCTCCTCTGCGAAGTCAAGTGCTACGTTTTTAAGTGAGTCTACTGCTGCCTTATACTCAGGATCATCATTCATCCAATCGTAATGCGTCTGCCTATGTATTCCGATATCCTCAGCTGACTTAGTTACGTTGCCTAAATTCTTCGTAAGTGCCTCATACATAGCAGCCTTTTTAATGGTAAGACTTTGTAAGTTATCTCCTTCCGAGTTTGGCTCTGTTTTACTTCCGACTTTGGCACTCATGCTAACTTATTCTTAAAGTGTGTTATTAATTGCTCCATCTTACTATCATAGTATTTAGCAAATGTAGTAAAACCTTCACTATCAACCTCATAAACTCTAAACATTATACCTCTCAAGCGTTGTGATGGCTTCTTAAGAGTATCTTCT